GCCAGACAATCAACTCGCGGCACATCACCGGCCACGCGGTCGATCTTGGGGCTTGGGTTGATAACCAGGTAGACTGGTCCTGGCCCCTGTATCACAAGATCTCAGCGGCCATGAAGGAAGCGGCCAAGGAGTTGAACGTCGCCATCGTGTGGGGTGGTGACTGGCGCACATTCAAAGACGGCCCACACTTTGAACTAGACCGGAGGAAGTACCCATGATCCAAGCACTCATCCCGGCGCTGGCCCCCATCGTTGGCCAGATCGTCGGCAGCCTGTTCCCGGACCCCACCGAGAAGGCCAAGGCCGAGGCTGAGGCCATGCGTCAGTTGCTGGCGCACCAAGGCGAGATCGAGGCGGCTGCGGCCAAGATCATCCAGACCGAGGCGGCAAGCACGCACTGGCTGGCGGCCAATTGGCGACCACTGACCATGATCACCTTCACGGCGCTGATCGTGGCAAGGTGGATGGGATGGGTGGCTCCGAACCTCAGCGAGGCCGAGTACATCAAGCTGTGGTCGATCATCGAGTTTGGGCTTGGCGGCTACGTCGTTGGGCGCAGCGTCGAGAAGGTGGCCCCGGCCATTGCCACCGCCATGAAGCGATAGCAGTTGTCTCCTCCCTGTGGCCTCGCGGCCACTTTGCCCGGCCTGGTGCCGGGCTTTTTCATGACGGCAGGCGCTCGCCTGTCTCGAAGGCCTCGCGGCCATCCATGCTGTTGTGAATCCAGATCGGCTCTGATTGGCTGTCGTCCAGCGTCGGCCTGCACCAGCAACTGCCGTTTGCCTCGTGCTCGCGCAGGTCGTTCAGCGGCACCACGTGCCAGCCTGCGCAGTTGCAGTCCCGGCCCTGGCGACAGTTCTGGTTGCAGGTCATTTGCAGGTGCCTTCCCCGTTGTAGGCTGGCCATCCTTGTTCGCCATTTGTCTGCTTCCACAGTTTGACCATCTCGCAATACTCGGCGTGCTGGCGTTCCTCCTCCTGGAAGTCCATGTGCCCGGCAATGCCCATGAGCACCAGGACGAAAATAGCGAGAAGGATTATTTGGTAGCGCTTGAGGTTCACGGTCAGCTCCTTGCTGGTTGGTTGCGATGACCACACATTACCACAATTTCACACATCGACAAGCCCTGACCGGCCTTCTTTGAGCAGTGCGTCGTTCAAACGCAACATGGCCTGCAGGCTGTCGTCCTGCTCACGCCTGGTGGTCCTGGACTGCATCTCGTCGGTTTCGTAATGTGCCGCACAAAGTGAGCAGCCGGTTCCTGTTGCTCCCTGGACTGCAGGAGGCAAGTTGGCGGGGTGTCGGTTTTGGCAGCACTGCCTTCCGTGCGCGGCCCCCTGAATTGGCATTCCTTGTGCGCCTTTCGCATTCGTTTCAGTAATCTCCGGCCGGTTCCGTCACTTCCTTCGAAGCGGCTGGTGGGTCCAGTCGACCATTAACCACGCCCCATAATTTAGCCTGGGCCGCTTCGGAGGCAGGGGGTATTGGGATAGAAACCATGGCCGCGGGCGCTAGAATCCTTGAAGGTCCTCGAATTGTCGAGGCTAACCCAGCTCATACTGCGACGTTTGCGTTGTTGGGCAGCTTATGGTGTGGATGAGCCGCCCTGGCGGTAATTCAGGTGATTTTGGTGGGGTCCAGTGAGTGAAGCAGTCCTATCCCGCCTACCTATACCGGAGATGTCCATTGAACTACAGGAGCCTCTCGCAATGACGCAATCGGCCGTATTCCTGACACACCCAGCCACTGTCCAAGTGCAACTTCCGCATCCGCAGCATGAAGTGATGGATGGTCTCATATGGGGTGCATTAGAAGCCTTCCCAACCCCAGCCTATTGGCACTATCAGGTCGTCGCCCGCCGGCTGACAGGCCAACCTGCACCCTACCGCTTGGGGCGTTCACTCGCCGAGGAAGTTGGCGCCTGTCTGCTGGGTGGTCATGGCATCCCAGCGACTGTCGGCTTAGCTGCTTATGAGCATTTGCGGGCAAAGGGCGCCTTCGCTGGTCTTCACTATTCTCAGGAACAGATCGAGGCCTGGCTGCGTGAGCCGTTGACGGTGAATGACCGCCAAGTGAACTACCGATTTGCGGCTCAAAAGGCGAAGTACCTTGCGGCCGCACTGCCCATGCTCCATACGGCTCCCGCCTTCAAGGAGGGCAAGGCCCTGCGCAACTGGTTGCTGCAACTCGCCGGCATCGGCCCAAAGACCGCGTCATGGATTGCCCGCAACTGGCTGGATGCTGACGACGTTGCAATTCTCGATATACACATCATGCGGGTAGGCCAGGTTGTTGGCTTGTTCCCAAAGCACTACACCGTAGAGCGGCACTACCTTGAACTGGAGGACCTGTTCCTGAAGTTCAGCAGGGCACTCGGCGTTCGGGCCTCCGAGCTCGACGCCGTAATGTGGCACGAGATGGCTTCATCGCCCTCGGCGGCCGCTTTCATCATGGATCGCCTCGAAGGCGCAGATGAGCCTGCGCCGCGCAAGCGGCGGGCAAAGTCTTTCACGGCCCAACTGATGCTGGTCTGAAGGCTGGTGAACTAGGCCTTGCCGAGCACGGCCAGACCGACGGCACGAAGAGCTTCGGCGGAAGGGAACCCTTGCGTGAGGCCGGGGTTTCCGGTGATCCCCAGTGGGCAGAACGCAAGGCCAAGTGCTTCCGCGACGAACGACATGTAGCCCAGCACGACGCCTGCATCGCGTAGAACCAGCGACTCTGGGTCCTCGTATTTTGAACCCGTCCTGCCTGGTTCTGCCACGAGCGCAAGCACGCTGCCGCAGCCTAGGTCTAGGGACGATCTCGCAGCATTTACGGCATGACGCGCGTTTGAGGTGGATGCCGGGAGTTCGAGCAGCGCATGCTGAACTGGGTCATACCTAAGCAATGCAGTCGCGTCGGATGCACAAAAGACGTGTATCGGGTGCAGCGCACCCGCTGAGGGGTGAGGACGCGACTCCTGGTTGGGTCCATACTCGCTGGAGCGTGATGACCTGCTGCGGCATGTCAACCACAGGAAGTCGCCTAGATCCTTGAGGCTGAGTTCATGGCTAAAGGCGCGTCGCGTCTGGCGTTGCTCCATCAGTTCGACCTCCAGACCTCGATCTCGACGAACCACATGTACAGCCGGAACTCGCCCATGTCAAAGCCACAGGCGAGGTACGGCGCGCGGCGTGGAAACCACTTCACATCACAGCGCAGGCGTTTTTTCATTGGCCATCCCCTGCTTGATGTAGTGCAGCACCTGCGCGGCCAGCGTGCGCGTGTTCGCGTCGGCCAGCTTGCGCAACTCTTGGTCGATGTCGAAGGGGATGCGGATCGTCATGTAGCGATCCTTCACCTCCTTGCCGACCTGCTCGGTGGTCGGCGTGGTCATCAGTCAGTCTCTCCAGCGTTGATCAGAGTGGCTTCCTCGAACATGTCGGCAGTTGCAGGGCCACCAGCCAGTTCGACAGGAATGCCGTGCGACAGCAGGCTGACCAAGTCGTCCTGGCCAGCGACCTCGATGTCGAAACGGGTCTGGGCGGCGTGCCGGATGGCCTGGGCCTGGTTGCCTGCGCGGATCAGGCGGTGCTTGTTGGTCTCCGTGTCGGTGACTAGGTAGATGCGTGTGCTCATGGTTGCTCCTTAAAATTCAATGTCGGCCAGATCGTCAAAATCAGACGCTGGAGCTGCCTGTGGTTTCGGCTTTGGCTGGCTCTCTTGCTCGCCACCGGCCACAAACTCCAGGTCTGCGATGCGTGCAGCCATCTTGCTGGCCTGCGTGCCGTCGCCTTTGGTGTAGGTCTGGATATGCACGTCCTCCAGGTAGGCCACGATCTGCTTGCCTTTGGTCAGGTACGGCGCGAGCGATTCCACCCGTTGGCCCCACAGCGAGGCGTCAACCCACTGCGTCGGACGCTTGCCATCGTCGCCTTTCTTGCCGTATGTGAACGCCAGCGAGACGTTGGCCACAGCTGCACCGCCTGGTGTGTATCGCACCTCGGCGTCTTTGCCGATGCGTGCCAGTCCGTTTGCTTTCATGCTTGCTCCTTTGTGAAGTGATTAAATGATTCCGTGATTGGCAAATTCGCCATGGAGGATGCTTCTTGCTTTTATGGCAGCCTGTTTCGCAAGCTCTAGGTCATCAAAATGGCCGATAAATATTCGCTGCGTTTTCACTCGAATCCGGACTCGCCATTTTTCTTTTGCCTTATGCCAATCAACATTCTTGACGCCAGATGTGTTTGTTGATCGCATCGCTTGGTTCCACTCATTGCAAGCGCGTGTTGCTGGTCGAAGATTCTCGATCCTGTTGTCCAGCTTATTCCCGTTGATGTGATCTACTTCCTCTGGCCAATAGTCGTGATGCAGGAAAAATATCAACCGATGCGCAAGATGCTTCTCGCCTTTTATCTCGACTTGCCAATATCCACCGTTATGCAAAAACCCGGCCTTTTGTCCTGCTTTTGCTTTGTTGTTTCTGTCTACTTTCCAAATCAAGTGACCGTCTCGATACTCAAGCAGTTCTGTGATTTCTGACTTGTTCATGCTTCCCTCGCTTTCAGCATGGCGTCGGCAACAAAATAAGCGTCTCGTGCGTACATGTCCGCGCCGGACTGCGGCTGCACGGGGCACGCCAGCATTCCCTGCATTGCCTTGGCCGCGAAGTAGTCGCGCAGGGTCATGCCTTCGTGCGCCAACTCGCCCATGCTTCCGTGGCTGGGAAACGCTGGGCTGCCTGTGTTTGTGTTGCTCATGATGCGTCCTTGTAAGACTTGATGAACTCGACCTCGCGCTCGATGTCTTCCAGGAACTTCACCACCTCGGTCTCCAGCTCCTTGATGGCCTTGTCGTCACGCACAACCCGGCGAATGACCATCTGCGCGTTTTCCGGGAAGTCTGGGTTGTAGGACACGAAGTCGCACCACTCGCGCTCTGCAATCCAAAGCTGGCCTTGCACCTGCCAGCGGTAGGCTGTCGGGCACTTGCCTGCCTCCAGGCGCAAATACTCCAGGTGGGTCTTTGGCATCGGGCACTTGTATTCGGTCATGCCGTTTTTGCCGACCAGACCGTCAGGGCTGACGCCGACCTGCATGGTGTCGTGCATGCAGAAGCCGATTTCCTCCACCAGGCTGCCTGTGTGCGCCTCGTAAGCTGATCTGGCCAGCGGCTCGCGCTCTGTTCCTTGCTCCATTGCAAACGTGGTCTTGAACTCGTCACGCACCCCGGTGATGCGCTCCAAGGCCAAGGCCGTCAGGTATGTGGCGCGGGTTGCCCCGCTGCCTTTGGCCATGATGTCGCTGAACTTGGAGCCGGATGGCACACCGACGCGTGCCTGCTTCCACTCTTCGGTGCCTTGATCTGCGGTGATGACTCTCATGCTTGCTCCCCTGTTGCTTTAAAGATGGCAGCTTCTGCTATGTCGCACGCTGTTTTTGCACCGAAGTCAGCGCACATTTCGCGCAATCGTTTGACCGTTTCCAGCAGATCAGGCGCGGCGGCGATCAGGCGCAAATCTGCTAATCGTTCTTGGTAGTCTCTTTCTGTCAGGTCTGTCGCCCACATCACTGCTTTGACGTTAAACGACGGCCCCGCCACTTCCTTAATTGACGGGTAAAAACTATCCACTACTTCCCACGGCCCCGGTGTGTGCTTGCTCATGCTGCCACCTGCTCGTCTGCGGTCTTGGCTGCCTTCTTGAGGGCTGGGCCTTGGGCTTGCCAGAACGCGGCCTTATGTGCCGACTTGGGCAATGCTTGGAAGGCTGCGGCCAGTGCCTCGCTGCCTTGCATGGCGGCATCGCGCATGGCTGGCAGGGTCTCGGCCTCGTATTCACCATAACCCGGCACCGGGGCAGGAGTGCGCTTGCTAGCAGCGTTACCGTCGTCATCCTCTGGCGCGATACCGCAGGCGGCCATCAGGCTGTAGCGGCGTGCGTAGGTCAGGGCGCTGCCGTACCCTTGGGCGTCGTGCTTGACCGCTGGCACGTGCAGCCTGCCTGCGCTGTAGGTCTCACCAGACTCGTGCACAAAGACCGTTTC